TTAGTTATGATAATTTTGCATGGTTCGAAAAGAATCAATCAGGTAAGACAAAATTCTTAAATATGTTACAAGGTTCCAATCCGCAGGAATATGATTGGTGGTATCATAAATTTAAGCATTTTGAATTTAATGGTTGGGCTATTGGAGGTCCTCAAAAATTAGTTGACTTCATGTGGGCATTAGCTTTAATGTTGAAGAATAGAGAATTTGAGAAAGTTAATTTAGAATATTTACATTTATTAGGTATTTCAAAGATATCAGATTTCTTTATATTATCAACAATACAAAAATGTTTGAATAAACATTATGGCAACAGAATTATAGTTACAACAGATTCAAGTTCGCCTGGTCAATATCCTGTATATGGAACTTATTTACATTCACATAACTTTAAGAAATTATCGTTTACTGATGTATATATGCCTAAAGGAGCTAAGGATGAAGATGGAAATGTTCAGAAATTAGATCTTTTAGATGCTCCTGATCAATTAGTTCCATGTAGTTTAGATTGTCCGGCATGTAAAGATTTTACATGGGATATGCTAAATGATTATAATTCATCAGCAGTGCCTAGAATGGTATTACATAATGTACATGTATTTGATCATACAATAAAAGAAGTGAACAAGATAGTAGCTGCTCATAGAGAAGTTGCGCAATATGTTGTTCCAAATAATTTAGCTGCAGTATTAAAAAGTATATACGAAATGTTCGAAGATCCAGATGCAGCGATTACTACTTATGAAAAGTATAAACAATACTATCAGAGGTTTGGAGGACAGAGTATTACAACTATTAACAAAGATATATTTAATCAATTTTTTAAAGAAAAGGTAGAACAATGAAAAAAAGCGACTTATTAAATTTCGTAGGCCGATATCATTTGGCCGGAGCGACTACATCAGTAAAGTGGGATGCAAAAGAAGGTGCATTACAAACAGAATTCATCACAGATGATCAGAATGTAATTGGACATATTAATGCTTCTAACTTAGATCTAGGTAACAATGAATTAGGTGTTTATGCAACACCTCAATTAGTAAAAATGTTAACTGCAACAGGTGAAGACCTAACAGTTGATGTAAACGATGTCGGCGGCACTGCTGTTAGCATTGGAGTAAAAGACAAAGATGTGGACATGACATTTATGTTAGCAGATTTATCTGTGATTAGACAAGTTCCAGATCTAAAAAATACGCCAGACTGGAATGCATCAATTGATATAACAGATTCTGTTAGAACTAAATTTATCAAAGCAAAGAATGCATTGCCTGAATCAGAAAACTTCGGAATAAAATGTACAGGTGGTACAGTTGATATGATAATGAATTATTCATCTATCAATACTAATAGAATTACATTCCAATTAGATGCGCCTGGTAGTAAAGATATGGGAGTTATTTGTTTTTCATCAACATTATTCAAAGAAATACTTCAAGCAAATAAAGATGCAGAGACCGGTAAGATTGAAGTTTCCGAAGCAGGTCTTGCAAGAGTATCTTTCACAGGTAAGACATTTACATCTACTTATTACTTAGTACAATTACAATCATCATAATATGTCAGACGAAATTATACAACAAGTAACAGAATATGTGTATAAAAATTATGCATCATATAAAGATAAACAACTTTTTATCAAAGAAACAGATAACTGTTTTCATGTATCAAAACATCCGGATGCATCTCCTTTGATATTAGGTAAAGCTATACTAAATTAATATGAAAGTTAGATTTAAGAAATTAGTAGATAAGGCAGTTACTCCTAGCTATGCCAAACATGGCGACGCTGGATTAGATATGACTGCTATTGGAAGTAAGATAGATGCCGAAAATAATTTTATAGAATATTTTACGGGTATAGCATTAGAAGTCCCAGAAGGTCATGTAGGACTATTATTTCCTAGATCATCGACGTCGAAAACAGATTTGAGATTAGCAAATTGTGTTGGTGTTGTAGATTCAGGATATAGAGGCGAAATTTCTTTTAGATATAAATTTGCGAAAGGATCGTTTTTTGCAGAACTAAAAAGATTTCAAGATGGAGATAGAGTAGGTCAATTAGTAATAATGCCATATCCACAAATCGAAATGTCAGAAGCAGATGAGTTATCATCAACTGAAAGAGGTGAAGGTGGATATGGGTCAACAGGTAATTAATATGTTTGGAAATCAAGAACACACATTATGGGTTGAAAAGTTTAGACCCGGTACATTAGATGGATATGTTGGAAATGAACATATCATAGACAAAGTTAAATTATATATTGAATCAGGAGATGTTCCTCATTTATTGTTCTACGGTGGAGCAGGTACTGGTAAAACAACATTGGCAAAGATTATTGCAAATAATGTCGATGCAGATCTAATGTATATAAATGCATCTGATGAAAACAATATTGAAACAGTTCGTACTAAGATAAAAAATTATGCTAGTACAGTAGGGTTCAAACGATGGAAGATTGTGATATTAGATGAAGCAGATTATATGACTCCTAATGGCCAGGCTGCCTTAAGGAACTTGATGGAGACATTTAGTAAAACTACTAGATTTATTTTAACATGTAATTATGTTGAGAAAATTATTGATCCAATTCAATCCAGATGTCAAGTATTTGGTATTACTCCTCCTAATAAAAAGGAGGTAGCTAAACGTATTGTATCTATATTAGATGAACTTGAAGTGTCATATGATAATAAGGACCTTGTTACAATTATAAACGCCGGCTATCCTGATATTAGAAGGGTATTAAATAGCTGTCAGAGGCAGGTTATAGATGGAGTATTGAAAGTCGATGATACAAGTGTTATACAAGCAAATTATATGACTAAATTATTAGAAATACTTAATACTGCAGATAAGAAAACAGCATTTAAAGAAATTAGACAATTAATTAATGATAGTAAAGTAAAAGATTTTTCGGCATTACATAAGTATCTTTTTGATGAAGTAGATAATTATGCTAAAGGACATATTGCAGGTGTTATATTGATTTTAGCTGAATCACAATATCAAGACTCATTTGCAGTAGACAAAGAGTTACATATCATGTCAACGATTGTAAAATTATTGAACGAATTAAAATAGGGAAAGTTATGGCAAAGAATTATAACAAAGGTAAAGTAATAGGAATGAATCCTGGCAAAGGACAAGCTCCTAATGCACAAGTAAATATCAAACCAGAAGATCTGAAAGATATTGCATGTGAAAATTGTGGATGTAAATACTTTAGACAAGTGAATGCATTTAAAAGAATATCAGCACTAGTGTCACCTACAGGCAAAGAACAGATTATGCCGGTACCGACATTTAGATGTGATGATTGTGGATTTATTAACGAAGAGTTCAGACCAATTGAACAAAAAACAAAATAAGTTATGGCAAAGAAATTAGTATTTGGAGCAAAAGCTCGATTAGAATTGATGAAAGGTGTTGAACAGTTATCAGATGCTGTAAGATCGACATTAGGACCTAAAGGTAGGACAGTAGTTATTGAAAAGGCTTTTGGCGGACCGCATGTTACAAAAGACGGCGTATCAGTTGCAAAAGAGATAGATTTAGAAGATCCAGTACAGAACGCAGGTGCACAGATGGTGAAAGAGGCTGCATCAAAAACAAATGACGAAGCAGGTGACGGAACAACTACATCTACGGTATTGGCACATGCAATATTGAAAGAAGGATATAAAAAGATTGCAAACGGTGCAAATCCAATTGAGTTGAAAAGAGGTATTGATAAGACAGTTGTAAAAGTTGTTGGATATCTTAAAGAAGAGTCTAGACCAGTTAATGGTACTGGCGAAATTGCTCATGTAGGAACAATATCAGCTAATAATGATGCTTCAATTGGTGCAATGATTGCAGAAGCAATGGACAAAGTAGGTCAGAATGGAGTAATTACGGTTGAAGAAGGTAAAACATCAGAAACAGAATTAGATGTTGTTGAAGGAATGAGATTTGATAGAGGATATGCATCTCCGTATTTTGTAACAAATTCAGAAAAGATGACTACAGAGTTAGAAGATCCATTTATTTTATTATATGATGGAAAAATTACTCAAATGAAAGATGTATTGCCATTATTGGAAGAAACAATGCAAATGGATAGGCCAATGTTAATTATAGCTGAAGATGTTGCTGGAGAAGCTCTTTCAACATTAGTTGTAAATAAAGTTAGAGGTACTTTGAAAGTTGCAACTGTTAAAGCTCCTGGCTTTGGTGCAAAAAGATTAGAACAATTGGAAGATATTGCTTGTTTGACGGGTGGTACTGTTATTACTGAAAAGATTGGATTATCAATGGAAGATGCTCAATTGGATCATTTAGGTACAGCAGGTAGAATTATTATTACAAAGAATGATACTACGATTGTTAATGGCTTTGGTAGCGAAGATGCAGTAAATGACCAGATAAGTCAAATTCAATCTCAACTAGAAAGATCAGATTCTGATTATGATAAAGAAAAGTTACAAGAAAGATTAGCTAAACTATCAGGAGGTGTTGCGGTTATTAGAATTGGTGCAGGCTCTGAAATTGAAATGAAAGAAAAGAAAGATAGATTGGATGATGCACTTAATGCAACTAAAGCAGCTGTTGAAGAAGGTATTATTGCAGGAGGTGGTACTATATTAAGAGGATATCAGCATGTTGAAAATGATATTTTTGAAAATGAAGATCAATTATTAGGAAGAGATATTGTATTGAAAGCATGTAAGGCTCCATTTGAAGCTATATGTGAAAATGCAGGATTGAATGCAGATGTTATTTGGAATAAAATTGTAACCACAGGAGATGGAACATCTTCAGGATATGATGTTAGGACAGATGATGTTTTAGAAGATATGGTAGATGTAGGAATTATTGATCCAGTTAAAGTAACAAGAATTGCATTAGAAAAGGCATCATCTGTTGCAGGAACGATGTTAACAACAGAATGTGTTATTACAGATATCCCAAAAGATGAACCGGCTCAGCCACAAATGCCAATGATGTAATGAAGGTAAAAAAGCCAGCTACAATATTTGATCATTTAGCGAACATAACATGGAAGAAGACTCCTTGGGATACTTTAGATGAAGCTTCTCAAAAGTCTTTCTCTCCATATCTTATTAACAGATGGTTATCAATGAATCCAGATTATATAGAAATAGTTGATATATTTCAACAATACACAATCGGTCCATTGAGCAAGAAACATGTATATCAATTGTATTTTGATTTCTTACCTAAACAAAAATCTTTCAACAAATATATTAAAGGTAAGAAAGGCGACAAATACAATAAAGAACTTGTACAACATATGGCAAATCATTATCAGATTGCCAAAAGTGAAGCAGAAGAATATATTGGTTTATTAGACAAACAAGAGATTATTTCTATCTTAAAGAAATATGGAAAGGCTGAAAAAGAAATAAAAAGTTTATTGAAAAAGTAGCCAAAAGATTTGCCTAATTGAAATATTTTTCTTATCTTTATATAAATAAAAAGAGAATATGAAAACAATAAAAGACAATCCAGGTAGAACAGTAAAATTTCAAGAAATAGATAATACCGGAAAAGTTTCAGACGCAATATTATATTGTGAAGAAAATTATCCAGAAACATGTGCTGAATTCAAAAAGATATTGCAAGAACAATATGAGATGTTTTGTAAAAAACAAAAGAATTATGGTCCAGGTAATATATCGGTAGGAACTAATTTAGAAACATCAGATGATATTAAATTGTCATTGACAGGTCTATGGTTTCGATTAAATGATAAAATTCAAAGACTAAAACAATTGATTGTATTAGGCCATAAAGATGAAGTAGGAGAATCAGAACAAGATACATTCCAAGACCTGTCAATATATGGCATTATTGCTCAAATAGTTTCCAATAAAAAATGGGGCAAATAATTAGGTAATTTGAAATATTTTTCTTATATTTAACATATGAATAAATTTTTAAAGTACAGCATTAGAGAACCTTTACCGGACGAGCGTAAGATATCTTATTCTCAATTTTCTATGTATTCAACGTGTCCTAAACATTGGGAGTTGGCATATGCAAAGGGATTGAGAACGTTTAGTCAATCTATACATACAATATTTGGTACAGCGATGCACGAGACATTGCAACATTATCTTACAGTGATGTTTGAACAGACTGCAACAGCAGCGGATAGTATTAACCTTAATAAATATCTTAAAGATCAGATGTATAATTTATACAAAGAAGCTGTAGATAAAATGGGAGAACATTTTTCTAATAAGTTTGAGTTGGGAGAATTTTATGAAGACGGTGTTGCAATCATAGATTGGTTCAAGAAAAGAAGAGGACAATATTTTTCTAGAAAGAATGAAGAATTAATAGGTATAGAAGTTCCTATATATCATCCAGTTGAAGATGGTAATGATAAAGTAATGATGTTAGGTTATTTAGATATTGTCATGAGAGACAAACGCGATAATAAAATAACAATCATTGATATTAAGACTTCAACAATGGGATGGAACAAATATCAGAAAGCAGATAAAACAAAGACATCTCAGTTGGTATTATATAAAAAATACTTTGCAGAGCAATATGGTTATGATGTAGATAAGATTGATATCAAATATATGATAGTAAAACGTAAGTTGATTGAAGGAGCAATGTTTCCTCA